GTCTATAGTATTGTTTAGCTTTGTCAAATCTGCACAGGTAAATTCTTGGTATTGACCTTTTAAATTTTCTGGCATATCTATTAAACTAATTGCTGCTCCGTATTTAGATGAAATACAGTCTGCTACAGTATAAAAACTTACTGCACGACCTGTGCCTACATTCCAAATACCTGATTCTTTAACATCAAACATTTTTTCGTGTACACGGCACACGTCTTCAACACAGACAAAATCTCTTAGATAATTTTCTGAACCTCTAAATAATTCTATATAGCCTTTTTCTTGTGCTTGACGTGTAAATTTAGTAAATGGGCTAGCCATATTACCTTTTTGTTTTTCGTTATACTGTCCATATACATTAAAGTATCTAAATCCTTGTAAAGTAATATCAAATTCATCTTTGTATTGATTTATAAATCTGTCAAACAAATACTTTGACCATGCATATGGCGACTTAGGTAATAAAGGACCGTCTTCCTTAAAATGTGTAGGACGCCAGTCACCATAAACACTTGCACTAGATGCGTACTGTAAGTTTACACCAAAATGGCCACAGGCTTGTACAAGTCTAGTGCTCATTTCTAAATTTTGTTCTAAAATTAGTTCAACATTAGTCTCTGTAGTTGAGCTATTTGCACCAAGATGTACGACCCAATCAAATCCTTCAGGATCAGGAATAGCATTAGGTACATAGTCCCATCCTTCTACTTCGTGTCCTTGTGACTGTAAATATTGTGCTACATTTGCACCTATAAATCCCTTGTAGCCTGTTACTAATATTTTCATAGGGCTGCCTCTATTATCTTTGTGGTAGAATATCCTTCAACAGTTTGTACTAGGTGTACTTCTGCTAGATCATTGCCAACAACTTGTTCTACTGTATAATCACCGCCTTTTACAATTACGTGCGGTTTAATTTGTTTAATTAATTCATACGGAGTATCTTGTTCAAATACTACAACTTCATCAATCCAAGGTAACATTTCTAACTGCGCTATACGTTTAGTTACATCATTAACTGGTCTTGTTTCGCCTTTTAATCTTTTTACACTAGCATCTGAATTAATACCTACTATGAGTCTGTCACCTAAACTACGTGCTTCATTTAGTAATTCAAAATGTCCTTTGTGAAGTATGTCAAACACACCGTTGGTAAAAATAACACGTTCTTCTAGATCTTTTTGCTGTAAAATATATGTACCAACTTGTTGAACACTTTTTCTAGATCCTTTAACTGCTAGTTCTAATGATTTTTTATAACCATATCCTCTAGTTAACCCATATACAAACGCTGCCAAGAAGCAATCACCTGCACCTGTAACATCTGACACTTCAACAGGCTCTACAGGAATATCATAAACTTGGTTATCTATTTTAGCAATTACATTATCGCTTGCTTGCGTAGTAATAATGTTACCTTGCCAGTTTATAAAGTATTCTTGGAATTCTTTAGCATTAGGTTTAACTAGCCAAGCACCTTTGTAATGATGTGCGTGTGTTTTAGGATCTACAATTACTTTGCATCCATGCTTGTTTATATGCTCAATAATTTTTAAAGATTGGTCTAAGACACCTTTAGCATAATCACTTAGTATAACATAATTATACCATTGAAAATCTTTACTAAGAATATCATCTAGTATTTTATCGCCATTTGCATGATAGTCGTTGTCTATACGAGTAACATAATGCCCATCGCACATTACACGAGTCTTGACGCTTTTAGGTTGATCATATTCGTATAATGTTACATCAACACCTAGGCTTTTTAAATTTTCATAAACTAGTCCTGCACCGCCTATAGTTTCTACTATGTGTTCTTGACTTACTACAGGAACAGGTGCTTCTGGACTCAAGCGTGTGCTTGTTCCATAGATATATTTGTCAATAATAACATCACCAATAACTAAGACTTTCATACTCTTATTATACTTTATTTTAGATTATGTGTCAAGTAAATTTATAGTTTGGAAAACTGTTTCTAATTTAGATAAATTAACTTTACTTTGAAGGGTATTACGTAAACCATGATGTAACGGTTTAGGCCATTTTGTAAACGAGCACCATGCGTAACCGTCGTGTTCATTATTTAATTTAGGAATAAATTCTTCTTTTACTACACATAAGTATGTGTGAAAATAAAATTTATTGTCTGATGAAATAAAACTTTCTAGAGGTAAAGTTTTTTTTATTTCTGGTAAGAATCCTAATTCTTCCTCAATTTCTCGTTGTAGTCCTTCCCAGGGTGTTTCTTGTCCTTCGTTGGTACCTCCTACAAGTCCCCACAAATTATTTCTTTTGCCGTGTGCTCTATGGAGAAATAAAAATCTATTAGTATCGAGTGTATAAAATAATGCACCACTACATGTAATCTTTGTCATACTAATAATTATCCTGCTAGATCTATCCTCCATGTGCCAATTGGATAATCACCATCGATGCTCAATAACCATTCTCCATCTTTAAATCTATATTGCACACTTGTATTTAAATTTGTTGTATAGGTGGTTGTGGTGGTTTCACTTGCATCAAAAACAATGCTCCATTTACTTCCATCCCATTCTACTATATCATTAATATCTGCAACTAGGTTAGTGTTGTCTAAATTTTTCCAAGCACTAGCGCCTACATTATCTAGATCTGTGCCTATTGCATCTAATAACAAGAGTCGTAACCCTGCAACTTTGATATCTGTTGGATTAAATCCAGTAGGATTTATAATATAGTCTATTGTAGTTCTGCCTTGTATAATAGTGTCTGAAGGAAAACTATCAGTATCAAAATTAATTTCTATTTTTTTGTCGTCAAACGGATTAATTGCAAAAGTACCAGTTATAGTACTGCTATTTTCTGCATTAGTAAAGTAAATTCTACTTACATCTGCTTGATATGTTCCCGGTAATACCTCGAAAATCTCTTCCCAGTTTCTTACACCTATTACACCATTACCGTATAATTGTGCAGTACCCGAACTTAGATAAACTCCATATTGTTTATAATTGACATTTGCCATTTCATTTGCTACAGCAGTCTCTGCTTTCCTGTTTGTATCGTTACCCGTCATGCCTGGCAAAAAGTCTGAATATGCATTGTTTTCTGGTGCACTTACGCCGTCTTCTATTGTTCCTCTTTGTTCGTCAAACATACTTGTAATAATGTTTGTAATAACGCCCATTTTCTTAACTTTTGTAGGCGGCGAAATATAAATTGGAATGGTAAACGTAAGAGTTGCAATATCTATTTCTGAATCAACTCCTATAGGAACGCTTCTATTTGACCACTGTACATTTTCTAAATTAACTACTGTAATACTAGTCCAATCGATAAAGTTGTCAGTGGTTTGCATTTCTAAACTTGGATTAAACAATACGAGTATCTGTTCTAAAATTTGTAATTTTTGATCAGTATTTGATGCCCATATATCTGCATTTATACGCATCATATAAGGCGTAGGTATCAATCTTTCGACTGTGTAGTTTTTACCTTGATAATTTAGGTATTCTTTGTTGGTTTCGTCATATGCTCTTTCTCTAATGTTGACAGATCTAGTATAAGTAGCATCAGTTAACCTGTCTCTATCTAATTCTAATCCTGTAACATATACTGCTATTCTAGGTGCACTAGGTAGCTTATTTTCTGAATTTTCTCTTATTATATTTGCTACTTGTCTAGTTAGATCACCATAAGTAACAGGAACATCTTTAGTGTTTCCCTTACCATCTTTTACAGGAAAATTACTCAATATGCGCATCATTTGAGTAGTATATCTTCTAATTTGTCCGTCGTAAAAATGTAGCATTAAGTATTATCCGCTCGAGGTTTAAGTGCTTTAGAAAGACTTTGTCTTTCTTCAACTATCTCTCCATCTATATCATTAGTATTCGTATTGTTAATGAATTCTGTTTTATAAGTTTGACGTTCTAGTGTGTTACTTAGTGTCATTCTAATATCGTCATTAACCTTAACCCAACGAGTACCGTCATATTTAAACATTCTATTTGGTAGGAAATCCGTTCTCAAAAAGTAATCACCTTCTTGATTATCAATAGGAAACGAAATACCAAAACCAAACGGAGCACCGTTAGGGGCACTATCCCCTGTTCCTACTAGATAGCCAGTATAGCCTTCTCTGTCTGGTCTGTCAGTAACTTCGTCAGCATTTGTATTAATATTAGAAGCATCCAATTCTTCATTGTCTGCTGTTCTAAGTGCAACAGTGCCGTCATCGTTAGTAGCAATAGTATAATAATGACTTATATCATAACCTGACTTTGGAGCATCTGCTTCTGCTTGTGCTACTACTGCATTATTAATCTGCATTTCTTTTTCGTACGTGCTTAGAATATCACGTAATGTTTCGTTTGAACCTTCTTCTGCGGGTAAGTCAAGTATCTCAGCATATTCTTGTCCGTCATAAATTTGTTTTAATTTTAATCTATAAAGGTGCGGGTACCAAGTTTGACTAAACCCTTCAGCAGCTCTATTAACATCTTCTATAACATAAAATCTTTTAAGGGCAACACTGTAATCATTTAGTGCATACTCGTCTTTAAGATGTGGAAGTTCTATTACATCACCCGAAATAGGTTTTCTGCCTAGCGTTTTTACTATGCTGTTGATATGCACAGTCATAAAAAGTGTGTCATTGCTGAGGAACAATCCAAATTGACTAAGATCAAAATCAATATCTTGCACATTGTATATGCCTCTAGTACTATAAATATCAGGATCGTATTTTCTATCACGATTTTCAAGGAATAACAAATCTTGTATATTAGTTTCTGCAACAGCATCATATTCTGGCTGTACAGCACTACGATCGTCGTCTGAGGGATTGTTAGGACCTAAATATTTGTGTATATTGATATCAGTCCCGCCAACAGTAAACATTTCTTGGATTTGTTTGTCCAAAAAATGATAATCATTGCCGCGTTCTGGTTTATATAAAGATAGTCTTGGCATATACATATTTATCGC